CTCTGGCTTTGGCCAAGCGCCTGGGCGATGGTATGGAGCGTCAGGATGCGTACCGCTCGGGGCAGTACCGTCAAGCGGTGACCTGATATGGCGATCTTCCAAACCGTCACCACCAGCTTCAAGGTCGAGATTCTTCAGGCCGTGCACAACTTTGGCCCGACGTCGCCTGATACTTTCAAGATTGCGTTGTACACGGGCAACGCGTCGCTTGATGCTGCCACAACGGTCTACACAACTTTGAATGAAGTCACGGGCGCTGGGTATGTGGCCGGGGGCGTGACGCTTGTGATCAGTCAGTCGCCTACCGCTGCCAACAACAATCAGCAGGTGCCGACCGCTTATGTTTCGTTCAATCCGGCGCTCTGGACTGGCGCAACGTTTATTGCTCGTGGCGCGTTGATCTACAACAGCAGCAAGGGCAACAAGTCTGTAGCGACCTTGGATTTTGGTTCGGACAAGACGGTAAACAATCAAACTCTTACGGTTACCTTCCCGGTAGCCGATCCCAACAACGCAATCGTTCGCATTTCGTAAGGAGCGCAAGTGGCGACTGTCTTTACTACCAAAGGTGATATGGATGAATCCCTTCTTGAGAAGAAGGAAGGGTTTGTTGATAATGACAACGAATACACGACTTGGGTCGAGTATTGGCACGAAGGTGAACTTGTGCACCGGTCGGTGCATGTTCAGTTGAAAAAGACGCCCGCTGTTGGCGTTGTAGCGGCATCATTTGAATAAGGAGCCTTGAAATGGCAAACACCCAAGCAATGTGCACGTCGTTCATGCAAGAACTGATGACGGCCACGCACAACTTCACCACCGGCACGGGCGACACCTTCAAGGCCGCTCTGTACCTAGCATCTGCTACGTATAACGCAAGCACCACGGCGTACAGCACGACGGGTGAAGTGACGGGTACAAACTACTCTCCGGGTGGTATCACGGTGACCAACGGCACTTCGCCGTTGTCAACCAATGCTTCTGCCACGGCGGGTGTTGCGTATTGGACCCCCACGGCAAGTTTGACCTACACCAACGTCACGCTGTCCACGGCGTTTGATGCGGTGCTGATCTACAACTCGTCTAAGTCTGACAAGGCTGTCAGCGTGCATACCTTTGGCTCACAGACCGTGACCGCAGGCACGTTCACCCTGACGATGCCGTCCAACACCACCTCGACTGCTCTGCTGCGTCTGGCTACGACCTGATCCGGCTCTTCTAAAGGAGTCGGATTGTGCCTACCGGATGGGGTGACGGTACCTGGAGCAGCGGCACTTGGGGTGGACTTGGTGAAACCCTAACAGGCAACGCTGCTTCTGGTGCCGTTGGTTCTGTCGCTGGGCAATCCATAACGGTTGCCCTGACGGGCGTCCTTTGCCATCCTGATATTGGTGGGGTAGACCCTTTCCCCAATCCAGAGATTCAGGAAGTTCACGCCAACGGCTTAGTTGGCACGATGACCGCAGAGGTCATCTACGCGGTAGCAATCTCAGGGGTCAGCGCATCGGGCGCTGTTGGCTCCGTTACTGCTGATACGGCAGAGAATGAAGACGGCGTCGTTGCCTACGGCAATGCTGGAACAGCCACGCCTGAAACAACGGTCGCTCTGTCTGGAGTTGCTGCTACCGGCGCGGTAGGCAATGTTGTTTATACCCGTGGCGCAGACTTGTCTGGGGTTGCTGCCAATGGTGCGGTTGGTTCAGTATCTGAAAACACGTCCGTTGCTCTATCCGGCGTTGGAGCTTCTGGTGCGGTTGGCTCAGTAACTGCTAGTACGGCAGAAAACGAAGATGGCGTTGTAGCTAACGGGGCGGTTGGCTCTGTTGGGTCAAACATCACTGTTGCCCTGTCAGGTGTTTCCGCCTCTGGGGACGTGGGGACGGTAGTCTTTAATTTGCAGGCGACTGGTGTAGGGGCGACTGGTTCTGTTGGCACCGTTTCAATGGGTGAGCGCACTGTGGCGCTCACGGGCGTCGCCGGTCAAGGTTTGATTGGTAATGAAGCCCCGGTCAAGGCCGTGGCAATCTCAGGTGTGTCTGCATCCGGGGCGGCAGGAAGTGTCGCCGTTGGTCAGCGACTCGTGGCAGTCACCGGTTGTCAGGCGATGGGTAATGTTGGAAACTTCGGGGTGTTCTATTGGAGCCTAATTGACGACGCTCAGAACGCCGATTGGACTTTGATAAACACGGAATGAGGAGCAATAAATGGCGGTCACAAATTTTTCACCGTTGCTTGGTCTGGCACTGCCGACTACAGGCGACCTCTCGGGTACGTGGGGTACTACAGTCAATGACTCCATCACCAGTTTGTTGGACTCGGCAGTAGCGGGCACTACGACTCTTTCTACCGACGTTGACGTCACACTGTCCACGACCAACGGCGCGGCCAATCAGGCTCGGTCAGCGGTGCTTTTGTGCACGGGGTCTCGCAGCGTACTTCGCACCATCACGGCCCCCGCGCAATCCAAAGCGTACGTGGTCATCAATCAAACCACGGGTGGCTTCGGCGTCAAGGTAGTAGGCGCGGGTCCGACGACTGGTGTGACGATTGCCAACGGCGACAAAGCCCTGATTGCTTGGAACGGCTCTGACTTTACGGTCATCTCGTCCACCTCGATTTCAAACTTGACCGGCACATTGCCAGTAACTAGTGGAGGTACTGGGCAAACCACTTTCACTGATGGCCAGTTGTTGATTGGTAACACCACGGGTAACACCCTGACCAAAGCCACTCTGACGGCGGGTTCAGGTATTTCAGTTACTAACGGTAGCGGCTCTATCACGATTGCTACAACTGGCGGTGGCGGCACGGTAACTTCCGTTGGTACATCTAATGGTCCCGCCCCGATTAACGGACTTACTCTTACTGGTGGCCCCATAACGGGTTCTGGCACAGTTACGCTTGGTGGTGGGGTAAACGTATCCACAATCACAACTGGTACCTTACCTGTGGCCAACGGCGGTACCGGAGTTACATCTGCGGGTACTAGCGGCAACGTATTGACTTCCAATGGCACCGCTTGGGTTTCTCAAGCCGCAGCGGGGGCAAACGTCCAAGAATTTACTTCTGGTGGAACGTGGACGAAACCATCTGGCGCTAAGTTTGTGTACGTTGAAGTATGGGCCGGTGGCGGTGGCGGACGCGGCGGTGCGGGTAGCCCTAGCCCTTCAGCCAATAATGGTGGCGGTCAAGGCGGCGGAGGAGGGGGTTACTCTAGCCAATACTTTGTGGCCCCCCAACTTGGATCAACTGAGACTGTGACCGTTGGGTCTGGTGGTCCGGGCGGTGGGGGTGGAAGTCCGGGCGGTCCGCAAACTGGCGGCGCAGGCGGCAACGGTGGCACCAGTAATTTTGGAACCTACGTTTTTGCTTATGGCGGCAGAGGCGATGGCGGGCAAGGGGGCTTTGCTTGGGCACCCGGTGCTTTGATGTCGGCCAACGTCGGACCGGGTACACCCGGCCAAGCGCCTATTATTTTTTCGCAACAAATACTTGGCGGCATAACTCAACAACCTTCACCAGCTAATGCCGCAGCATTTAGCGTGTTTGGCGGGGGTGCTGGTGGTCAGACCACAGCCTTCGGTCCTGGGTATGTCAATGGCTTGGGTTCGTTTTACGGTGGCGGGGGTGGTGGTGCTGGGTCTCCAGGCTCCGGTTCACCGGGTGCCGGTGCAGGTGGGCGTAGGCAAGGCGGCGTATTTGAGGGTGGCGGCGGCGCTGCTGGAACTCCAGGCCCCGCGTATTTCATGGGTGGTGGTGGCGGGAGTCTCCAATCACCGGGGGCAAGCGGGAACGTAGCCGGTGGCGGTGGCGGTGGCGGTGCCGGTCCGCAAGGTAGTACGGGCGCTCCTGGCGGTTCCGGTGGTGGTGGGTTAGTTGTTGTTTATTCATGGTGATAACTATGGAAAAAATTATTAAACGCTACGCCGTTGTGGAAAACGGAATTGTTATAAACATGGTTTTGGCTGACGAAGAGTTTGCCTACCATCAGGGTTATGTGTTGATCCCCGAATCCACGGTTGCGGAACCAAATCCTCCCCAAGTAGATTTTGGGTGGCAGTGGACAGGATTTAGATTTCTTCCACCGCCTCGGGATATTGAGGCTGAGTGGGCGGCGGTTATTTTAAAAGCGCATCAATTGTTGCTTGTATCTGATCATTTTGTGTTGCCAGATTTGTGGGCAACTTATAGCACCGAACAGCAGCAAGCATGGACATTCTATCGCCAAGAACTTAGAGATATACGCAACAAATTTGACGATCCCGCAAATGTGATATGGCCTATTTCACCGGCGGCAAGCAGTAAATGACATCAGTTTTTATTGCAACCCCCATGTATGGTGGCCTCTGCTATGGAGGCTATATGGTCAGCGTACTAGACACGCTTGACAAACTTAAAGACAAGGGAATCGTTCTGTATTTTAATGAACTGTGTAATGAAAGTTTAATAACCAGGGCAAGAAACAAACTGGTCCACAATTTTTTACAAAGCCCCGCTGAATATCTGTTATTTATTGATTCTGATATTGTATTTAATGGTGATGAAGTAATAAAACTTCTTTCCCACAAAAAAGACATTATGTGCGGGTTATATCCCAAAAAAGTAATTGATTGGGACGTTGTAAAAAAAGCCGCAATTGGAGGGGAAACCAATCTTCATGAATACGCCGCCGAATACGTTGTCAACTTTACTGAGCAGCCGTCTTTTGTTGACGAAAATAGCATTGTGGAAATAA